ATGTGATTTCTAAATCGCCTGTAAAGTCTTCAGGGTATTCGTCACCCGAAATTAAAAATTTTGCAGGCGGGTAAGGCTTTTGGAATCTGCCTGCTGTAACCACAGTAGTCTTTAAAGCAACAGCAGATGTTTGTACTCCAACACCTGTTTGGACTGCCGCTGCGCCTGTCACTGTTTCGTTTTCTAGGTAAAGAGTATCATCTTCTCCATCAAACACTTGCCCGAAGTAAACTTTAGTATTGGCTGAATGTGGTCTTGGACAAGTATCCAAAGCACCTCGACCAATAGTAATTATACCAGTACCAGCAATGTTTTCAATTATCACCGCTTCGTCATCTATGTAAGCGTAACCACCTACACCTTGATCAATAACCTCTTGCGATATTTGCGTGAAGTTCAACGTTGTGGTTGTGTTGCTAATGTCAAACAAAGTTACTAATGTGGGAGTGTATTGTCCTATTGAAGCTACGCTAAACGACTCCCCTTGTGCAGCTGTGTGCAGTATATAGTTTGGAGTGGCTATTGATGGTTTCTCTACAAATGCACGTACCAAAACAGGGTCAGCAGGTAATGCAGAAAGGTCTGCTGCGCTTAAATTTGTAACTATATCGTAGTAGCTAAGCTCCTGTAATACAAACGACAAAGCGTTTACGGGCGATCCAACAGGGTCTACCCATAATGGAGGCTGAATACCTGAATATGTTGTTGAAGGTAAAGAAAAAATATCTTGCTCTGCAACAATCTTTATTTCTCGGTTTGACAATGTGCCGTAATCAATTGAAATAACACGCATTGCAATATCAACTATTGTGTACGCTGCCCAAGAGAAATTAAAAACGTCACCTTCAGTTAAGTCCCAGCCATTACGGTCGACTGTAAATTGCAATTTGGCAAGCGGAGTAGATAATTGACGTAAATCTCGCAAAGCAATCCTATTAGCAAGGTCTTCGTTATCAACGCCTGGGTAGTCTACTTGTTGTGAAATTATTGTGCCAGCTGCTTGTATACCTGCTAAATTTTGCGCAGTAACAGAAGCGTCTTTAAGTGCTGCTTGTGGTCGGTATTTAACCACAATCTCATTCACAATCTCACTGTAAGTAGGTCTTTCGAATGAGGTAACCTTGATTATGTTATCTTCATTAAAAGAGCTACTAATAGCCGTAGTTACTTCACGTATTGGTATAAGGTTTAATTTACCTGTAGATTTAGAGATGCCCATTACAGCATTACAATGACCCAAAACGTTAAGGATAAATTCCTCTGCTGTTTGAGAGTTAACTAGCTGAAAAGAAAATCCCATGCCTTCCGTATAAAATAAATTTGATGCTGCGGTAAACGAAGCTATATCTAAATCCGTAACCGGGTTACCCAGACCCCAATCAGTATTAGTCCACGTTTCATAAATAATATTAGCAGCATTCATAGAGCCATTAATGTCTGCTTTAGTTGGGTTAAGGGCTTTACCCTGTATACTCTTAACACGTACCGCCCACGCTTTAGGGTAAGGGTTAGTTGCACAGACATACACTTGGTTTAACACCAAAGACAAGAAACCTTTATACGCTGGAATATCTTCGCCTAGGTTAGATTGTAGATACGCGTTTTTAGTTTGGGTTGGTTCTCCAAATGCAACGTCTATGTTACCTACAATACCGCCTTCTTTTCGGTCGCCACCAAACAACTCAGGTTGGTTAATGGTTATAACTCCATTGGTGCTAACAGGACCTTCCCATGCTAGACGCTCACCCACAAAGATTGCTTGCACTTCATCAACGCTAGACGCACATAACGCTAAGTGTATTCCCATAAAATATTTATAGCCAACAACGCTACTTTTACTTTTACTTCCCACAGCGAGCCACCTCTACAACTGCAATTGCCATTGCGTCATTAGTTGCTAAGAAAACATCTTCGGGTAAACCGTTTCTGGAAAACTCACGGATATCCAGATTGTGTTTTACAAAGAATTGTTTTAACCCAGAAACACAATACTTCGCTTCTCGTACGTGTTTCATATGTATCATTAACGGCATTACTTACCCCCGCTCTTTTGTGTAATAGCTTCGTATTTTAAATCCCCATACCATATAACGTTAGCACCCGTTATCGTTACCGTACCAAGCACTACGGGTAAAGGCCTACCTTCCTCTGCCGTTGGTACGGTAAAGTCCGTAAGCGCTATAGGGCGCTTGCCAGGCGGTTTGGGGGCAAGTGCATTTGAGATGAAGCTTACCGCAATAGTAATAATAAATTGTATTACAAAATTCCAAGCCATGATAATACCTAAAAGATTGACGTGCCGTTTAATGGGTTCTTAAGAGGTATGTAAGGCATACCTCCATAGTTATCTAAATTGTTAAACTTGTTTTTACAAGTTTCTGTATTTCTTGCACAACCTGCGTACACAATAATTGTCGTACCAGCAGGCCTGTCCGATATAGGTAAGTCCATTGTTATAAATTGACCTACGTGTGTTGTAATAAAACGTCTTTGTAATGGTAGGTTGGGGTTTTGAAATTCTACAAATCCACCAGTCCAGAACCCGTCACCTTGTTGTCCTATCTCAACCATTTGTAACGTAACACCGGCAATGCTAGCGCCACTACCTTCTACCTTAAACAACGTGCGGTTAACACCACACTGGGCGCCGTACAACAAGTGTGGACATTGACGCTGATAGTTTCTACGTAGCAGGGTTCTTTTTAACGTTGTGGTAATAGTTTCACAACGTAAGTCTGCGTTAGTCTCGTCTTTAAACTTAACCGTTGCGACTCTACCGATCCAATCGATAAGTACTTCACCTGAGTTATCTTCTTCATGGTATGACGATACCTTAACAGTTGCCTCTTGTGAAGGCGGAGCTTCTAAATACTCTTTAGCAAAGTCGCTATCAAATGGAAGTGTGATCGTAATTGCAGCACTAGCAATCTCTTGGTTCTTTTTAATTGTAGTACGGCTAATCTGCGTAGTCTTATATGTAACACCTAAAACTGTAACGTCTTCGTCACTGGACGTGTAATTGTATGAAAACGAACCCAGCGCAAATTGGTACAGCTCTATTAAAGTACCATTAGAAACAGATCTATCCGTTGCTATATAACTCATGCTGGAACCTCAATTGTGGTTAAATTAATTTGCCCATAACCGTTAGTGCTCCATTTAATCTCAAAATCATCACTATTAAATCTGACTAAAGCTAAATGACTTACGAAAGCAATTTCTAAATAATCGATAGTTAATATTTGGTCAAGTGCTAACGTGGTAGTGTCTGATGTATCACTAGCGCCTGCAATTTCCGCAAACAATACGCTACCATCTTTTAAATGTATTGCTATATCCTTATTAGTAGAGGCATCAGTATAACCATCTTTTTTACAAAGCATGGAGTTACCTACTATGCCATCTCCAATTAATCTAAAGTCGTTTTCAAAAGAAGACATCCAAAATTCTTTAAGCCTGCCTGAACATCTGTGTAACCACAATCTTGCTTCCCATAACTTTTGCTGGGTGTCTAATGTTAATGTGAACTTACGAGTCTTTTTATTTTCGGTCCATGGTGACAGTCGTCTTGCATTAGAGCTTTCTGTTTGCATAACGTCAATTCGCGAGGTGTATGTATCAACAACACCTTTACTGCTTGAGTATTCAGGTTCAGCAACAAAAACGTCAATTGACTTGTATTGCGTCACCGTAGCTGCGTCAAACTTAATTGTGTCTTGCACAATTAATTCCGCTGTAAACCTACCAGATACGCCGGTGCTTGTTCTAGTAGGTGGACTTTTCATAAACCCTGACCTTACAGGGATAATAAGAGCAGTGGACGACCCAAACGATAATCCTCGTTCTAGGGTTATGCTAGTTGCGTCGAAGTCTAAAATTTGAAATACGTCAAACTCTCGTAACGAATTGTATAAAACAGCTAAACCGCCAACTCTAAAGTCTGCGTATGTTGTATCACAGTCTACAGAAGTTGCACCTTCTATGAATGGGCTTGCTAATCTAGCTTCTTGCCAAACGGGTATAGCCCACGTCTTATTTCTCCAATTACTCAGTACATTCTCAGCGTAAGCTATGTCGTTAACTTTAAGTAAACTGTCAATACTAAAAGACTGTAGTGGCTTTCTGCGAACTCTAGAGCGTGTTTCTTTACCGCTATATGCAGTCATTATGTGAGTGTTAAATCGCAAAGACTCACCAAATCTTTGTCCAGGCATAAACGGCAATAATACAGTTCTTGTA